AATAATTTAGGTCAAGTTAACTTACAAGAAGGTAATTGGTTAATTTTATCTAGGACTAAAAGTAATTTACTTTCAATCATGGAAGAGCTTCGACGTAAAAATTTATATTATCAAAGTAACAAAGGAAAAAGTTTTATAGTTGGAATATATAACGCTGCTGTTGCTTATACAAAATGGAAAACAGAAGAAGCATTAGAACCTTCAGAGATAAACGACATAAGAGATTACATTCCTAACGCAAAATTTTGGGATGCAAATAAAGAATGGTATGATGTATTTACTGCAGCTCCACATAAAGAAGTTTTATATATTAGAAATATGTTAGCAGCAGGAGAAAAGCTAAGTGGTAAAGCAAGAATATTTGTTTCTACAATTCACGCAGCAAAAGGTGGTGAAGAAGATAACGTAATTTTATCTTTACATCAAAGCGGTAAAGTTCAAAAAGGAATTAAACAAAGTGTTGACAAACAGGATGAGGAGCATAGAGTGTGGTATGTGGGCATTTCAAGAGCGAGAAATAATCTATATAAATTAAAAGCTAAAAAAGTAATAAAGGAATATAAACTATGACAAGTAAAAATATATTGGATGAAGCGTTTCCACAATATACTCAGGTCGGCGGGAATCACTATACCAAGTTTCCTATTCAACCTTATGAGTTTATTTCTAAAAACGATCTATCATTTTTTCAAGGGAACGTTGTTAAATACGTTTGTCGCTATCAACGTAAGGGTGGCGCAGAAGATATTAAAAAGATAATACACTACTGCCAACTCGAACTACTTAAGATGAAAGATGGAAAACGGTAATAATATTTTAACCATTCACGCAGAATGGTTGAGAAACAATGGCTTTATAAAAGAAGCTAACGAATGTTTAAAACAAGCACAACAACATTTTGACTTACGTCAGATGAATGGAAGGAAAAAATATGAAGCTACCAAGTTACATGCAAGCTCAAACAGAGTGGGTAATGCATACAGAGTATCCCGACTTAAGAGGGCATGACGAAATAGCTATCGACTTGGAAACAAAAGATACTGATTTAAAATCATTAGGATCAGGTTCAGTTGTAGGACGTGGAGAAGTTGTTGGTATTGCAGTGGCTGTTCAAAATGGGTCCTGGTATTTTCCTATCGCTCACGCTACGGGACCAAACTCTGATAGAGATAAAACTTTAGAATGGTTTAAAGATATTTTAAGTTGTCCGGCTACAAAAATTTTTCACAATGCAATGTACGACGTATGTTGGATACGTAAATTAGGCTTAAATATCAATGGTTTAATGGTTGATACCATGGTTGCATGTTCACTTCTAGACGAAAATAGATTTTCATACACACTCAATACTTTGTCGTGGCATTTTTTAAACAAAGGTAAAAATGAAAAATCACTTACTGAAGCTGCAAAGCAAAGAGGACTAGATGCAAAAGCTGACATGTGGCAGTTGCCTGCAAGTGAAGTTGGAGTTTACGCAGAAAAAGATGCGGAGTTAACTTTTGAACTTTGGCAGCATGTGAAAAAATTAATTATTGAAGAAGACATACAAGATATTTTTAATCTTGAGACAGATCTTTTTCCTTGTCTCGTTGATATGCGTTTCCTAGGGGTGCGGGTAGATGTCGAAGCAGCCAATCAATTAAAAAAAGAATTAACCACCAGAGAAGAATTAATGCTACACCAAGTGAAAAAAGAAACAGGAATAGATACTCAGATATGGGCTGCCAGATCGATCGCTCAAGTTTTCGAAAAATTAAAATTGCCTTACGATAAAACGGAGAAAACACAGTCACCTTCATTTACAAAAAATTTCCTTTCTAATCATCCTCATCCAATAGTTAAGATGATAGCACAAGCAAGAAAATTAAACAAGGTTAATACAACATTTATAGATACAATATTAAAACACGAACATTGTGGTAGAATACATGCAGAGATAAATCAAATTAGATCTGATGATGGTGGCACAGTAACAGGAAGATTTTCATATCAAAATCCAAACCTACAACAAATACCTGCCAGAGATCCTGATACAGGTCCATTAATTAGAAGTTTATTTATACCTGAAGAAGGTATGAAGTGGGGATGTTTTGATTACTCACAACAGGAACCAAGACTTGTTGCACACTATGCATTACGTTTTGGTTTATCTTCTGTAAATCAAATTGCAGATTCATATGATTCAAATCCAAAAACAGACTTTCACCAGATCGTAGCAGAGATGGCAGAAATACCAAGAGATCAAGCCAAAGTAATTAATTTAGGATTATTTTATGGTATGGGTAAAGCAAAGCTTCAAGCAGAGTTAGGTGTATCAAAAGACAAAGCATCTGCATTGTCAGAAAGATATCATACACGTGTACCATTTGTAAAACAGTTGATGAATAAATTAATGAACGCTGCATCTAGCAAAGGTAAAATAAAAACTTTACTTGGTAGAAGATGTAGGTTTCCAAAATACGAACCAGTATTACGTGGTGATGATTGGGGTAAGTATGTACCAGCAGAAGATCATGAAAGAATGTTAGAGCTACAACAAATGGGACCAACACTCCTAGACGAAAATGGAAATGATACAGGTAAGAAAAACTATTGGCACAACAATGCATCACGTAGAGCATTTACTTACAAAGCTTTAAATAAATTAATTCAAGGTAGTGCTGCAGACATGACAAAAAAAGCTATGTTAGAACTATGGAAAGAGGGCATCACACCACATATACAAGTACACGATGAACTTGATATATCAGTAATGAATGATTTGGAGGCTGCAAAGATAAAAGACATAATGGAAAATGCAGTTGACTTAAAGATACCAAACAAGGTAGACTACGAATCTGGCCCTAATTGGGGCAGTATAAAATGATTGACTATGGCTTATTTAAATGCAAACATACCTGTAACATATGCACAAATACGAAGGGAGTATTTATATGACCTTACCAGACATCATGGAGAAGTTGAAGATTGTGTTATCTTCGGCATATCGAGTATTACGGGAAGGCCTATCCTATTTCATGCGATTATGGAAAATGGCGCTGTCTTCTATCGTCTCCCGATTTCTGCCTTCATTCAGCGAGGCTTTAAA